GTCACGCTCGTCCAATACCTGTGGACAACTCTTGCTAATCCAATAAACTTTTCCGCTTTCTTTGTCCCAAATCTCGCAAATCTTGGCTCTTGTGAAATCTTTGGATTGGGTTGAATACTGTTTGTTTGTTTCAGGCCCTGCATCCAAAGGTATTTTTTTAGCCATTTCCTCGCCAAATCGTTCAGCAAGGCTTTCTTTGGTCATGTACACCCAGCGCCAAACGCTTGTGACCTCTTCCCATGTTCGTGCAACTGAATGACCAAAATCCTTCCAATGCACATAATCGGTAGGCGCACACTCGTACTCAATTTCCTCTTGTGGCTCGACTTCTTGACCCATTGCGCCATCAACGCCAGGCATTGCTGTCTTGACTTGTTGACCTTCGCTGTCAACCTCGTCCACATCTTCGGTTACTTGCAGCCCATCTTCGGGAATGTCTTGCGCCCGAACGTGCGGCTCGTACCGTACCCATGCCACGCCTCGACCACCTAAAAACCTGTCCTCAACTGCGTGTTTCATGGTCGATCTGAAATCGGTGTAATGCTCGATCTCAAAGTCCAAGGCACGTTCAATCAATTGTGAGGCAACACGGGCAACTGGGTCGTTATCGCCAAAGCGCCTAGCAACGTCTGCCTTTGGCAATCGAGCATATACGGCAGGAATCAGCGTCTGTACGTTAGACCACAAAATGTTGAATTTAGCGGTTTCGTTCGTGTTTTGATTGCGGTTGTCATCACGGTAACGCTTAACAATCTTAGTGGTGCGACCTTCCCACTTTTTGAATTCATTGTCATATTGGCTAATCGTATTTAGCCACTTTTGAACGCCAGTCAATGCTTCCATCTTAGTATCTCGCAAAAATTACGTCACGGTTAACCCGCCCGACAATCTCGTATCCCCAATCTTGGAGTAAGTTGATTGTGTCCTCGTCGGTGTACCCGTATCGACTGCCCAAGCCTTTAAGCTCTAGCGTGATAACTGGATACGTTCTCTTTATTGTTTGTTCAGCGCCCAATATGGCTAGATGTTCGTAGCCTTCAATGTCTAATTGGATAAAATCGCAATCATTTACCTCTAAAGCATCAATTGGTATAACTTGCACATCTTTGCCTGCTTTTAACTGATGCGCCCCAATGTTCTCAGGATACGGATGATCGACTGCCGCTGTGCCGTGCTTGTCACCAAATGCAGCTCGATGATGCTCAATGTTGTCGTGGCCTGCAACGTTTAGCAGCAAAGCCTGATAATTGACTAAATCAGGCTCAACTGTAATGACACGCTCAAATTGTCCTGCCATTGTTGCAGGATAAACACCGATATTGCCGCCTGCCTGAATGACTGTGCGAAACTGATTCATGTGGGTATAGCTCACATTTAAGTCTGGCAACTCGACCAAGAGTGCGTTAATGCAGCACTCGTCAATATCGGGAACTTGCCAGCCTTCAACCAATTTCATACGGTATCCTCGTTTGTTCCCACGGTCTAGGTTTGCCGTGGAATATCACAACCTTGGCATCGTCTAACCCTTTGGGCAGCACATCAGCTTTAAAGCTCACAATCCCATCACAAATGTCCTGCCAATACGTCACTTTGTCCCGCATAAAGTGTTCAATGTAAGCCTGGTCACCACCCGCCGTATACATCTGTAATGCTGCAAATTTATCGTACAAATCAACAGGTTTCGACCAATACATCATGCTACTTTGCATAGCTTTCGGGTTGTACTGACCCCTGTAAACGTCACGCATAATCACAAAATCATGCTGCTTTGCCGCCTCAATCATCGCCGTACAGTCACCAGTCAGCACAGTATCTAGGTCAAAATACAGCGCACTTGGTAGCCGAAACAACTCCATCTTTGCCCACCAACCAACCCAATCATGCATCAAAGGGATGGTTTTGCACTCTAGCTCAACGTCTGACAAACACACAAACTCATGCGGTGGCAAATACTTAGCGCACATCTTTTGCAAGGCATAAACGTGTTCAGGCTTGAAATCACCGCCAGAGCGCAATACGCTTGCTACGATCATGCGCTAAAAATGCCAACCGCCATCACACTAGCACCAGCGCCAGTTGTAACCTTCCAAGAGCCAGACGCTGAGATTGCCTCAATCGCAATAGAATATGCGCCTGCTGCTGTTGTTGCAGGAACAATTGCAATTGAAGTAGACCCATCAATAAGCGTAACTGTTCCAGTCGCAGGCGTTGCCACGTTTACAATCAACTTATGTACATAGTCACCGACTGCACCTGTGCCGCCTAATACTTGTGCTGTTTGGCTTGCTGCAACGGTTTCGTATTGATACTCATAAGGATTTTGTACACCACTCATAATCTTCTACTCCGGTTTGTTGTGTGGGTTGCCCACATATCATTCAAAGTTACTGTGTTCTCAGGCCCGACAATCAACGGCTTGACCGTATCTGGCTGCTTAACCTTTGGCTCTAACCTCCAAGCAATCGCCAACATTCGGAACGCATCTGCTGGGTGGCTTGTCCAATCATGTCTGGGCGTTTGCCTAAATGCCTTTTTGTCCTCGTCATATTCCCGCTGATATTGCCTAAGTGCCTCTAGCCCATCATGCGTTCGTTCGCTGTCAAACCAACATTGCGGCAACATCTGACGCACCGCTTGAATCCCATCTTGCACCGACAAGTCAGGCACGATCGCCATATTGTTGATGCCTAGATACTCACTCAACTGCTCAATAACTGACTTACCCGCTGCTGCTAGAGTTTTTGCCCTTGCATCGTGCGGTAGGTAATGTTTTGCGTATTTATACGGCTTTTCTACGACTATTTTAGCTATTTCTGCAATGTTTGCACCACTTATTGCAAAATAATCAATGATGTGGATTTCGTTACGCACGACTTGATACCACCAAATCGCCGTGTCATCTCGATAACCTAAGTCCCAAGCCGTGTAAGTCGGTAAGTGCGGATCGTAGTCAACACGCCTAACTTGACCGGCATCTGTAATCTTGCGTATATCTTCGCCATAGAAAGCGCCAAGAATTGCCGCCTCAAAGCTACACTCATACTCTTGTAAGAACTGGTCATCGCTGATCTGTGCGGCAGCTGCTCGTAGCTCTGTGTCAGGTAACAGCCCAGATTCACTAGCCTTTAAAACAAGGTGAAACCACTCGTCAGGCGTTTTCTTGGCTGTTTCAAATATTTGCCAAAACTGATTCTTACCCTTTGGTGTGCCAGCGAACACAGCCCAACCCTGCTTGTCTGACAATGTTGGTCGAATGACGTTACCCCAAACGCTAGGTCTAAAGTCACCATATTCGTCCATAAACACGCCATCAAAGCCTAATCCCCGCATGGCATCTGCGTTGTCAGCGCCAAACAAGCGTATCTTGCCGCCAGTTATTAGCTCAACGGTAAGCTCTGCCTCGTTTGATGACGCAAGTACCGGCGCTGCAAAGTGTTTCAGGTAGTCCCAAGCCACAGACTTAGCCTGGCTACGGTATGGTGCAATGTAGGCAAACAACGGTTGCTGGCTTTTGCACATCAAGCCTGCCCTGATAATGTCGTTTATAGCTGCTACCGTCTTGCCGGCACGACGATGGGCCACTAGGCACGCCCAACGTTCGCTGCGGTTATGAAATGATTTGAATACCCGTCTGGGTGAGTACGGCAATATTAGTTCTCTGCCCATTTAACCACCAGGTCACGACCATCAGCGCCAGCAATCTCATGGCGGTCTGTTTCTTTCCATCTAGCCCGAGTCTTTAGCCAAAAGATAGCCGCGGCTGTGTTTCCGTTCTTAGCCTGTTGAAACAACGTACCCGCAATGGCTGAGTTAGCGTCAATTCTGCCCTCGTCGAGCTCAGTCTGGTAATACTTTGTCAGGGTATCGGCTGAGATTTTCAAGCGAATGGCAATATCCTCATGTGGGCAACCTAGCGCCGATAAACGCTTTGCCGTGTCCCTATCTGCTTGAGTTGGCTTGTGTTTTACGCCTTGAGCCATTTTATAACTCCGAAAGAACTGCTTTCTTGCCTGTAAAGTTTTCCCAACGCTTAACTATTACGTCGCAATACTTGGGGTCTAACTCCATTAATCTAGCCGTTTTGCCAGTCTTTTCACAAGCTATAAGCGTTGATCCAGAGCCGCCAAAACAATCTAAGACTATGTTTTTACCAGCCTGATCGTTAAGAGCTAATTCAATTAACTCTACAGGCTTCATAGTAAGGTGAACTGTATTTTTTTGACGCTTTAAAGTCCATACATCACCACGAACCGTTTTATGACCGCCAAAATCGCCATAATAAAAAATAAGTTCATGTTGTTTAAAGTATTTATCTAAGTGCTGCGCCG